AAGCTATTGACTTAGCAGTATTTTCCATTTCATTTTTAGCCTCAGTAATTCCTAAATTACTAGCTAAAGCACTAAATCCTAATTTATTAAAAGCTGCGTTTACACCTTCAACAATATTACTTGATAATCCTAGTAAAGTATTAATTTTATTAACTTCATCTTTTTCTTGTTGTAAAAGATTTAATAATTTACCATAACCATTACCTTGGACTGTTATAGTTCTATTTATAGATGATAAAGTTGAATCAATATTTTTTAATTGAGATTCATATTGATCATTTTGATTATAAATCTGTTGTAATCGTTGAAGTTCCTCCTCTGTTAAATTTCTTTTATTTACTAAATAATTTCCTTCTTGAATATTAGCTTGAAGACTTTGCTCAATTTCAGATTTTTTATCTTTTAATATTTTAGCAGATGATGTTAATCTATCTTTATCGTATTTGGCTTGTTTTTGAAGTTGTTCTAATTCATCCTCAGTAAGTTCAGAAATTCCTTTTTGATGAGCTTGTATTTTACTAGCTATACTATTTAAACTATTAAAAGCTTTATTAACTTCATTAGTTGGCTTAACTATTTTACTAGCAGCATCAACCATTTTACTAAAATTACTAGCCGCTATACTTATATCATCATTTAATTCATCAAACTCATTTCTAAGTCTTTCTAAAAGAGATCTAGCTCCACTTCCAGATTGAATTAATCTATCAAGACTAACACTATCAATGTCTTCTTTTAAAGCTTTTACAAGACGTTTTAACTCAGCTATTTCTCTACTATTTAATGAATTATCAGCCATTTATAAATTGTTAATATGTTATAAATATTAAAAAATATAACTTTTATTTATATTTGACTTTAGAGCCTGGGTTAACTTTAGGGCCAGGATTAACACTTTGCCAAGCACTTTTATTCACATTACCAGATGAGTCTATTAATGTAGAAGAATTTGAATTGGCATTAGAAGATTTTTCATATTCTTCTGCTTCTTTTTTATAAAAATCGTTTATTTTATTAAAAGTAAATTGTCTTAACCATCTAGGCATATTATAGATAGTTTCCCAATCATAACCTCCTTTTCCATGAAATACTATTTCATGAATTTGAGTAAATAAATTAACGCGGTATTGAACGGCTATCTCAGATGTCAGGCCAAAAAAACTTAAGTCCAACTGGGATATCAACTCTATCGGTATTTCCGTCGGGAAAAAAAGTTAGATCTACATCTGGCTGAGTTTCTTTAATATGTTTTCTTAATTCACGTGAGTCCCGGGCTAAGAGTTGATTATCTACAAACTCCCGTATTGTTTTAGGGTCTCGTTCTCCATTTATTGATGTAATCATATATTTCAAACGTGTTGAGAGTTCGGGAGAATTGTTTCTATTAATTTTTTTAAGACCTTCTAATTCAGCTTGTATCTTTTGTTCATCACCGTGAGTTAGGATTTTATAAGTAATGTTAACGCCCGTTGACGTTAAAGTATAACTGAATTCGTTAACACCTTTATTAGAAATATCAAATGGTTTATTATCAATTTGACTTAAATCAACTGTGTATTCTTGTCCATTATAATCAAATGTATAATCTTTACCATAACCTAAAACACGAGCAGCAACCATTAAAGCATTTTTATCACCTACAATTAAATCATTGTAGTTAACTTTAGATACAATAAGTGATTGTAATAATTTATCTAAAACAATACCTTTTGTAATATAGGACTGATTAGTTAAAATATCTTCTTCCTTAGCGGTCATATATTTCATAGTAACTTTACCACTTGATAAAGGATTATCTTCAGGATATACTAAACCTTTTGATGGTAATTCGATTTCTTCTGTTGGAAAATTGTAAGTTTCTTGACTCATAGCTTTTATTTAATAACTTTATATTCAGATATAAATATATGAAAAATAAAGAAGCTCACCAAATTTAGGTGAGCTTTCTTTAAATTTATTTTTATTAATTAAAAGTTCAAGATACAATAATCCATTCCTAATGTTACTTGTAATTCTTGTGCTGCTGCATCTTCATCCCAACTGTAATCACCGAAGTTAGCTGTTTTAATAAATGCACCTTTGATAATCCATTCTGATACGATATCACCTACTGGGCCTAGTACATTAATTGTTACGTCTTTTTTATAAAAATCTGAGTAACCGTCACGACCTGTTACTGATTCATGATGTAAACGTACCCACTCCATTACTGCTTGAGCACCTGAAGGTGTGATTGGATCGAACAATGTCATTTCAAGGTCTTTCCATTCTGCTCTTCCTTTAATTTTACGATAAACGTTGATATGATTTAATTTAATTTCATTCATTTCAACGCTAACCGCGCCAATTTTTTTAATAACATATGATGGGATTCCATCTACATACATTATAAAGCGATTTTTAACTTTAGGTTCAAATGCTGTGAAAAATATTTCGTTTGGATCTAATACTGCCATTTTATTTTATATTTTTATGTTTGTTATAAATATCTATGTTTTAAAGAATTACGCTGGGAATGATGCACCAGTTGGAGTGATGTTGAAGTCTAGATAGATAAATTCAGCTGTCTTAGTTGGTTGTAAATAAATTTGGCCAACTAACTCATTACGATCAATTACATCAGGCGTATTATTTGAATCATCCATAATTACTTTAAACGCGTATAATCCTTGACGTTGTTGAACACTTGTTAAATACGGGTTAACTTGAGCTAAGAAATTATTTCTTGTAGCTACTGTATTTTGTTCAAATACTAAATTATTAGCAACTTGAGTAATATATGATTTAAGAGCAATCAATAAACGTCTTACATTTACACGATCAAGTGCTGATGCTGCTGATTGTAATGTTTTCTGACCATATACTACTACTCCTGTTCCTGGGAACGTAGCGATTGGATTTACTTTAGCTGAGTATAATGTATTACGTTGACCTTGAGATAAACGTTGTTCTGCTCTCACTACTGTAGATAAACCACCTCTGTTAATACCTGCTGGTGCGAACCATGGTTCAGCTACTGAGTCATTATAAGCGTATACTCCACCAATCATTGTTGAAGCTGGTACCCAAACTAATTCACCTGTTGAAGGTTCAATAATTTGTAACCAAGGCCAGTATTCAGCTGCGTATGATGTATTACGAGAAGCAGCAGATGTTACTACATTTGATACTGATGCACCATAAGCTACTGGGTCAAGCACATAGATGTTATCTCCTCTATCTTGAGTATTTGTAATAATAGTAGATATTTGTTGAGCATAATCACCATCATATAAACCTGGTGTTAATAATATATTAAATTGATAGTCATCTTTATTTGCTAATAAAGAAATCATGTTATCATAATCTGATCCTTCTACACCTTGAGTATTATTACTATCAATATTTTCGTAAAAATTAGCTCCACCAGCTATATCTCCTGTTGCACCACCAAAAGTACCACTAGCATTTGTTGGGATATAATCTGTATAGTTAGCATCTGAAATTTGTCCGTTACTATTTAAATAGTTAGGTGTAGTATAATTTACTTGTTTTACTCTAACATAATTTGATCTATTAACATATGTTCCAGTATAAGCAATTTGGTTATTTACTGGGTCATAATCTTCATTCATATCTCCAATTACTCTAGAAATATAATTACTAGAATTAGGATCTAAAGTTAAGTTAGTCCAAGTTTCTAAAGCTACAGGTTGAAGAATATTATCATTACCTCTTCTAATTAATAAATCAAATGTTCCAGATGATGTATTAGCATTTAAAACTTGCCATCTAATATTATCTTTTGAACCACTTAATAATACATTATTAGTTGTTTCAGCACTAACACTATTCATAATAACACCTTCTGAGAATGTTTCTAGAACAAATGCTGTTGAAGTTACACTCACAGTAGCACCAGCCATTGTAGCTGCTAAAGTAGGAGCATTATCACCAATAAAGTCAGTATAAGAAATTGTTGCTCCATTTAAACTTGTATTTCCATTTGATCCAGTTATTATTAAATCACTTCCTGCACTTGTTGCGTTAACTAAACTAGATAATCCTGGGAAGTTATTGATAGCAATTGAAGCTGAGGCCACCCAATTAGATCCAGTACCAAAATAACAGAAAGGTGTTAAAGGAGCAGTTGTATCATAGAATGTAGTTCCACCGTATCCAGCGAACCAATATTGATCACTACCTACTGTTATAACAAATCCTTGATAAGCTGATCCAGTTACTGATCCATTAAATTAACAAAATAATTATATGCTGCTATTGAAGTTAAATAAGTATATGTTTTTTGATTTGTTGAACTACCACTTATTAAAGTAGTACCAAATTTATTAACATATTCATTATATGTTGTAACTACAGTTGGAACTTCAACTGGGCCTTTAACTGTGGGACCAATAATTGCTGCTCCAACTTGGACTGGTCTTCTACTTACAAAAGATGAATCGTTCTCTCTTGCTAAGACACCTGGGGATATTAGTGTTTCTACCATTGTTGTATATTATTTTTATTTTATTTTGTTATAAATATGGTGAAACTTGTTAAAAATATTAGTTAGATATAAACTCTCCTTTATCTAGATCAATAGATCCATCACCATATTTTTGTTGAAGATTTCTTCCTAGATCAGTTTCTTCTTGGATTAATTTTTTAAGTTCATCTTTAAGATTTTCTTTTTGTAAATTAATTTCTTGAAGTCTTGATTCTAAAATTCCAAAACTTTCTACTAATTGAATTCTTCTTTCTCTAACATTTTTCAATTGAGTAATTTCTTCTTGTGTTAAAACTTTTTTTTCCATAAATTTTTATTTGTTATAATTTGTTTAATATAATGGGTTCCAATTAACACCATCATAAAAATAAGGTTTAGGTGGTGTTGAATTAAATACTATAAATGTTCCAGCTGGGACACCTGTAGGTAAAGAGGCTTGCGGTGTAAGTGTTAAGATATTATTTATAGTGACACTAGATGTTGTTACAGATAATACATTTTTTCTTGAAGCATTATTAGCTCCTCCTCCTACAGTAAATACATCACTTGTATTTGAAACATTAAATTGACCTACTACTGTTTGACCTGTTCCAGATGCTATTGTACCATAACCTCCAGCATGTGAAGCATATCCTGAGGCTGTTGTATTATATCCTTCTGAGTGAGCCGCGTATCCTGAGGCTAATGTTAAAAATCCTTCTGCATGTGATCCTGATCCTAATGTTCTAGTACCCATTCCTTCTGCATGAGAAAAATTCATTGAAGCTGTTGTTAATAATCCTTCAGCGTGTGAACCTGTTGAGTTAGTTCTACAGAACCAACCTTCAGCGTGTGCTCCATCTCCATTAGCGTAAGTACTATATCCTTCAGCATGAGCATAATAATCATCAGCAAATGAAAATCCTCCCTCAGCATGTGAGTAATGACCTGTGGTTTGTGTTTTATAACCTTCAGTATGTGAAGCGTATCCTGATGCTGTTGTATATGCTCCTTCAGCGTGTGAATATTCTATTGTTGTTTGGCTATAATATCCTTCAGCGTGTGAAGATAAACCATCCGCAATTGTAGTCCATCCTTCAGCATGTGAACCTTGACCGCTAGCTATAGTATTTGTACCCTCAGCATGAGCATATAATTCTCCAGCTATTGTAGCTGCTCCTTCGGCGTGTGAAAAATTACCATTAGCTATAGTATATTGACCCTCAGCATGAGCATAATCGCCCTGACTTACGGCGCTAATAAATCCTTGTTTTAAAGTATTTTTATTATAATCATATATAAAGTTAGAATTTCCTCCAAACGTACCAAGATTATTATATTGAATAGATCCTAAAGGTGATCCACCTGGTGTACTACCTCCTCCACTACTAAAAGCTGTTGAAGATGTTATATATAATTGTCCTGTGCTTGGATTAATAGTTACAACATTATTAGCTAAATTATTACTATTTAAACCTAATAAATAAACTGAGCCAGTTGTTTTTAATGAACCAGTAATTTGAAACTCTGATCCTGAGGTAATGACTAAATTTCTTCTATTAGAGTTTGAGGTCCCATTACCTATAATAAATGCTCCAGGTATTGTTGAAGTGATATTATATTGACCTTGTACATGTTGGTATTCTCCTAATGATATAGTGTTGTTACCTTCAGTGTGTGAGTATTGAGCTGAGGAAGTAGTAGCATTTCCTTCGGCATGTGAATATGGAGATAACGCGAGTGTGTATATACCTTCTGCATGTGATGAAAATCCTTGAGCTCTTGTATTATTACCTTCAGCATGTGAATAATCTCCTGTTGCAAAAGTAGTAGATCCTTCTGCGTGAGATCCAGTAGCTGTAGCGGATGTATTAGCTCCTTCAGCATGAGAATTGAATTTCAGTATCTATACCACCAGGAGGAGTATTTCCACCTCCACCACCAAATGCTGTTGATGATGTGTAAAATAATTGTCCAGTTGATGAATTATAAGTTATAACACTATTTTGAGTAGTATTATCTAAACCTTGTATATAAGCTGATCCTGTTACTCTTAATGAACCTGTGATCTGAAAATCTTCTCCAGCTGCAAATACTAGATTTGATCTAGTAGAATTTGATTCACCATTACCTATAATAAAAGCACTAGGTGTAGATGATGTAATATTATATCTTCCTTGAACATGTTGTCCAATTCCTGCTGCTGATGTTCCAATTCCTTCAGCATGTGAGGTTGAACCTAAAGCTTGAGTATTATTTCCTTCCGCGTGTGAGTAAGAACCTGATGCAATTGTTTGATAACCTTCAGCATGTGAATAATCTCCTGATGCTGATGTTCTAAAACCTTCAGCGTGTGCAAATTTAGATACAAAAAATGGACCCATCCCTTGAGTTAAAGAACCAGAGAATGTTGCAGGGCCTGTGTTAAATAAAGTATTTGATCCACTAATATAAACAGAACCAGTAAAATATGTTGAACCATCAACACGTAAATCACCAGTTATATCTGAGGATCCTGTTACTTTAAATGATCCAGTTACTGTGCTATTATTAGCGTAATTTACTAATTCATTTATAATAGATCTAACAACCAGACCTGTGTCTTTATTTTGAACTAAAGGTATTGCCATTTATTTTATTTTGTTATAAATATAAGAAAAAATTTTAATCTTCCCAAGGACTTATATCATTCCATGATCCATCATCTTCCCAACGACCTGTACCTAATGCCCAAGGTGATGGTGGAACAGGTGAAATAGCATTTGATCCTGGTACTTTTTCTCCAACTGTTACTTTATTAATTCCTGGAAGTTTTTTTAAAGCAGTTAAATCTTTTTGTGGAATATCAGGAACAATATGTCCATGAAGTTTAATATTAAATGTACTACTAACTACCCTTTCTGCTTTATCTGATAATTCAGTTTTTAAAGTAAATGAATCAATCATTGCTCTAAACTGAAAACGAGATGGATCACCCCAATATGAATCAGAAGCATATTCAATTGCTTCAATAATTTTATTTAATTGATCCATATAGTAAGTATTAACAGCACAAGTATATGTTACTGTAACATAATCAGGAACTACAACGGCATATGCTGTTTGTTCAGGTACTACATTATTTAATACATCAAAATTACTATATGCATTTTTAGGAGAATATTTTTTCTTTTGGATTGATATATTATGAGGATTATTAGCGTCTAATTTATTAGCTACAGTTCTTACTTTTTCAATGTTTTCTTTTTTAAACATTATAAGAGGCATCATTATTCTACCTTGAGCATCTCTATAATATCCATCTTTTTGAAATGATTTCCATTTTTCAGGTGAACCATATATAATAGGAACTTCTATTCTAGCTCCATTTTGTATTACATAAGGTTTAATAACATTTTGAAAATAGTAAAATACTGCCTCATCAATATCTTGAATACCAATTGAAAATGGTTTTGTAGTATCTCCTTTAAATGATATTTGACCTGATCGACCTGGATTATTAGCGAAGTTAGGATTGCCTGTAGGAGAAAATCCTGGACCTTCTTGTTTATAAGGTTCTTGTTGAGATATAGAAATTTCTCTTTGTGTTTTAGGTATCGGTTTTCTTCCTTGAGTAGCCATTATAATCTAGTTTTAATAATGTTTAATCTATCTGCAGGTACATAATGACACTCACAAGTTACAGATACATTATATCCCCAATCTTGTAAATTAGGATTTAATGGATTTCCAGCATATGGAAAATCAGGATCTTTACCAGCAAAGAATTGTACTATATTTGTATTATCTACTTCCCAATAGCTTTCTTGGAATAAAATCACATCACCAACCTCAGGATGTACATTAGCGTCTACTAAATCATCTCTTAAAAACGCGAAAGTTGCTGGCCAATCAAAATCTACTCCTAGATCACTTGTAGGACTTATATTATTATCAACAGTAATTAAAGCATTAAATATAATAGGACCATCGAATAATCTTCCTGTTGATGCTTCACCATACATATTAACTGTTGTTTCTGCTAATTTGTATTTATAAAAAGCACATTCTTGAGAAATAATATTTCCTATTAGTTCTCTATTAAGTCTTCTTACAAAAGATACATCTCTACTTGATCCAAATAATGCCATGTTATCCTATATAAATTTGCATTGGTACTTTTCCTAATTCACTCATTGTTGAATCATCTTCAGCTTGTTTTCTTGCTAATAATGCTTGACGAGAAGTTTCATCAAAATATGCTCTTAATCTTTCAACTAAAGCATTCTTTTCTGCTGTTGCAGCTGTAATTAAATCTGCTGAGTTTAAAGATATTTCTCTATTAGGGATTGGAATTGTAGCTTGATATTTACCTCTAACATATCCTAATATTTCTTTACATATAGCTAAAGCATATTCAAATATCCATTGACGACCAATAGAATTAATTTGAGTATATGTTGGATTTGTATAATTTATATTTGATGGATTAGTTACTTGTCCTTGTGCTGAGGTATTGTTTATACCATTATTTGCTCTTTCTTCAAGACTAATATATTGAAACCAAATTTTACCTCCATCATAAGGTGGAATAGGAAATATTCTTAATTTATTATTTATTAATTCAAATGAATAATCAGCTAATGCTACTTGATTTTGCATTTCAATTGCTTGAGTAGTTTGAACTAATAAACTTGTTGGATACATTAAAAATCCAACTGATCCAAATAGTCCATATGTACCAACTGCTGGTACACCTCCTAAACCTGAAAATATATTTAGATTATATACTTGATTAACTGCTGGTACTGGTGGTTGCCAAAATACTCTTTTGATCTCCATCCCGCCTGTTATATTATTTTCTAAAGCAAATGTATCAAAATCATAATCTTGAATACTTGCTGTTGTAGTAAATGAACCACTATACCAATTTACATTACCTCCTGCTCCTGCCTCTTCAGCATATTGTTGAGTTAATTTAACTATATTGGCAAATGAAGGAGTAACAATAGCATGATTTAAATTTGATGAAGTTGGAACACCTATTACATTTAATAAATTATCTCTAGTTTGATAAGCATATAATTCATTTCCATATGTAGTGATTGCTTCTTCAAATGCTGCATAAAAGTTTAAATCTTGTAACTCAACATCCATAATAGGATATCCTAATCTCCTAGCGCAAAAAGTAACAACTTTATCAGCATCTATTTGGAATTGATAATCATAATCATAAAATCCAAATGGAGTCATTCCGGGGAAGAATGATGATGAGCCGGGATATATAGGAATATTCATATTATTTTATTTATAAATATATTATGTAAATAAATTACTTACAATTGTTCTAGATGCTATTGGTATTACAGGATTGTTGCTTCCAGAAAAATAAACTGATTGGGTTGTATTATATGTTGGACTAGCATAATGTCCATCATATATAGATTGAGTATAATTAGAAGTTGTTATATAATATGAAGATCCACTAGCATTCCATGCTGTGCCATTAGTAGGTTGTGAACTGACAGGCATTATACAATCTGTAACTCTCCATAAACTAGTAGCGTTATTAGTTATGAATGGTAAGAATACACCACTTCTTGTATCTGGTTTATAAGGCCAATTTTCAATATTAGCTTTAGGATATGATGTATATGAATCATTACCATATCTACCAAATTTAGTATTAACACTCATCATTACTGGTCCGTTTCCGAAATCAAGAATACGACATGGTGTAAAAGGAGCTATTTTACCTATATAAGCTATACTTTCTCCTCTCATTTTAATACTCATAGCAAAATCATAGAAATATTTTTCAAAGTGAACATTATATATTTCAATATCTTTTACAGTTGTAGCATTTAATGTGTCAACTATAATACCATAATTATTATATTTAACATTTGATACAGTACTAGGTCTATTAAAAGCACCCGCAACATAAGAAGATAATCCTCCTTCAAATATAAGATTTCTAAGAGAACAATCAGATGCTCCAGCTACATATAATCCTGCAAATTGAGGATCATTTGGTGTAGCTGCTAGTGATCCAGAATAATCATATAATCTCCATCTACAACTATCTACTATAGTTCCATTAGACTGAGCATCAGTTAATTCTGCTCCGAACCATTGACCATTTCTTATTGCTAATCCAAATAAATTTTGAATGTTAAATTTACATCCTCTAATCATGGTCTGTAAACCAAATTGAACATCAAGACCTATATCTCCTCCTTCAAAATCACAATTCTCTACTGTACATTGATATCCAACTAACATTAAACCAACAGCTTGAGTTTTTGGATTTGTGTCTCGTGTAGGATAATATGAAAACTTAAATTTTAAATCTCTAACATTAATTCTATCAAGATTACTAGTTATGCCTGATAAGGCATAATTTTGTTGAGGTACATCTCGATACATAAGTTTCATTCTTGTATTGTTTAAAGCAGTTAAAGTACTATTATTACCATTAATAGTAAATGCTCTAACACCACTAAGACCTATCTTTGTTGGTAAATCTAATCCTCTACTAAGAATATAACTAGCTCCATAACCAAGATTTAATACTCTTTTATTAGCATCTGTTGTTTCAACTTCATATAAAGCTTGTTGAAGAGCTACCCAGTCTACAGTATCTGTAGTCATATTAATAGTTGAGGCATTAAATGTTTTTATTCTAGTAACTGTTGGAGCTGGTGATATTGTTACACCTCCAGCGAAACTTACTGTTACAGGAGTTGTTGATTTAGAATATATAATTACTTTTGAACCTGTTGCTACAGCTCCTAAAAGAAGAGCATTATTAGCATTAATACCGTTATTAAAATCTTTACCTATTTCATTAATAGCATCGAATTTTGTCCATATAGCCCAACTATTAGGATTAGCAGATGGATCAACACCTCCTCCAGCATCTACAGCCCATACACTTCTATATCTTTCATTATTAACTAATGATTTCCAATTTTGAGTCACTGCTGATGCTGATGTTGTTGTATTAAAATAACTATAATCTGATAAAGTACATACTATAGTTTGAATTCCTGTTGTTATAGTAACTGTTCCTCCTATAGGAAAATTAGCTAAATTTGTAAAATCAATTTCATCTATTGACCATCTTTCTTTAACTAAATCCCATCTCGCTTCAGCCGCTGCTAAACCACTAGTACCATAAGGTAATCCTGTTAATGGATTAATAGCATCTTTCACATAAACTGCTGTTCCAGTACCTGTAGCACCATAAAAAGAAATATCATTTGAAATACTATTTAAAAGAAATGAAGCGGTTTGAGCTACAGAAGCTGATACAGCATTTGTTATTGTTCCTGCTGATGTTAAAGCATATGATGCAGTTATAGCTCTACTAGAAGTATCAGCGAAACTTGCTGTACCTGTTAAACTACCTACTAATGATCCAGTAAATGAACCTGTAGCTGTTAATGTAGTACCATTATAAGTTAATGTTGGAATACCTCCAAATGCACCATTGTTATTATATTGGATTTGTGTATTAGATCCACCTGGTGAACCTGCTCCTCCTCCTGCTACTGCTAAAGCATATGATGCAGTTATAGCATTTGAAGCAGTTACTGCTCTACTGGATGTAGTAGCAAATGATGAACTTAAAGAGTAACTAGAAGATAAAGCATATGAACTACTTAATGTATTTGAACTTGATAATGCATATGAACTACTTAAAGAGTAACTAGAAGATAAAGCATATGAACTACTTAATGATTGTGAAGCATAACTAGCACTAGTTATACTATTTGATCCATATGGTCCATAAACATTTGATGATGTAATATATGATGCTGTTATAGCGGTAGTTGTATTATCAGCCCAACTTGCTGTACCTGTTAATGGCCCAACAAACGACCCTATAGTATTACCATTATTAGCACCTAATGTTATATCATTTGTATTAGGATCTATTGATACAACATTTCTACCATTAGATAAATTTTTAACTCTAAAAAACCAAGAACTAGCTGAATAATCAGATATCACATCCCAATTATTATTTATATTTAATCCAGCAGTTGTTGATGCATCAGATGTTATTTTAATTCTAGTATTAGTATTAGAATTTACTTGAATAGGAGTAGAAAATAGACCACCATTATAATTTGAAGCAGACATTACTGTGACATCATAAAAATATGTTTGGCCATATATGTCTTGTCTTCCTTGAAAAGTATTAGATCCTGTGGTAGCAAAAATACTAGTATTAATATTTGTATTAGAAGCATATGATGCTGTACCATTAAATAAACCGGTAAATGATCCACTAAATGATCCTGTTCCACTTAATTGTCCACCAATATATCTTAATACTGGAACTGAGCCTAATTGAGTAGCGCTAAGTCTGTATTGTATATTACCATTACTTCCTGCTGTTCTTACAGTTGAAGCAGACGCGGCGAGAGATGCACTTCTAGCGGTATTAGCAAAACTAGCTGTTCCTGTTAAATTACCTATAAATGAACCATTAGTAATGCTATTTCCTCCTAAGTTTAAATTACCTACTAAAGGTGATTGAGGATTTAACATTAAATATCTAGCATCACCTGCCGCTGTATCTAAAGGAGCTATTGGTAACCACTGTCCTGATCCTGGAGGTGTAGCTAATGAAGATTGAGATACAAA